ATGGTGATGACATTCCCATTGATCCGCCGTGAGATCCATATGTTGTTGTGACGCTTTGTCCTACAGGTTGCATTCCGCCATTGTTTGCGCCTGCTAGTTTTTCTTGTGTACGTCCGAAAGCCGCAACACCAATAATAGCACCCATAGAGAGATGGAATAAACCTGCGCCTTGCAGAGTGATTGGTTGCCATGCAGTCACTGGTTGTTTTAGTGCCGCTTGTAACATAGCCCAAAGAATAGGAAAGATTATAAAGTCAGTCACGCAGGTTAGCATATAAATCCAACCCATCATTGGACGCCATTTGGCGTTCATCCAATCTTCTTTTTTCTTGTCGCTATCACTCAGTTTTTCGTATTCTTTTTGCGTAGCCATTAATATTAACTCCTTCTTTGCGCTTGATTTTGCTGTTGTATTCTGTCATTTTCTTCTTCTATATGCTGACTTAATAACATTATGTAAATATCACGCTCAAAAGGGATCATATCTTCTAAATCACCTAAATTGTATTTATGATGTTGCATCAAGGCAAAATTGGTCTTGTAATAGTTTAGTAGACTATCATGCCCCATCACAATGCGAAAAAATTGGACATTCCCTCCAAAGTAACTTCATCATCACAACCACACTTTGAACATTTCCAATTTATGGTGTGTTTAAGTTTAGGCATTGTTTCAAAGAACTTCATTACACTGGTGAATTGTTCTTGAGAAAGATTGTCGATAAATTCTGACAATTCCTTCTCTGAAGAATCTTCTTTTTTATAGACTTCTTCTTTGTCGTAAATGTAGTCAATGCTTGCAACCAACAATTTAGATGCAATATCTAGTTGACTGAGATTTTCTACATCCAGTTCAGCAAAATCTGCTGTTGGATATTTTAGCTTAATGCCTAATCCAGTATTTTCATCAATGATGATTTTATCGCTGTGTTCAATTGTCTTTTGAACTTCAACTTCCATAATATTAAATTTGAACTGAGTTGCGTGATCGCACTCTTCACCTTTAGAATTTAATCCAGTAGGATGACGCAATTGTAAATCTACTACTTCACCGATTGATTTGCCTCTCAATCTCATAAAGAAATATTCTAAATCAAATGTCGGCAACTTATCAACGTCAACATTGTCACCGACAACGCAATTTCTGATAATTTGTTTTACTGCTGTCATAATTGATTTTGCTTCTCCACTCTCTAATGCAAGTAAAAGAATTTTTTGTTCTTTCACTAAGAATGGGCGATATTGAACCGGCTGACCAGATGATGATAAAGTCAATTCAAAGATAGGTGTGTTAATTTTTGGCAATGCCATGATATACCTCCAAAGGTGTTAATGATTAAAAAAATGTGATTGTTTAAGATGTTGTGGAATATTCATATTTTACATATGTGTAATGACGATAAAACAAAGTAACTCCAAAACGCTGATATGAATTTACTTCTTCCCATGTTGCATTCATAGCTGATAATGCAGTCGGGTAAATGTCATGCATCTCATACGCAATAATAATTTCGCCCTTTTCATTTAGTTGTTGAACTTCTAATGAAATTCCTCTAGCATAGTGTTCAAAGTATGAAACTAATCCTCCAGTACTAGCACCAGATTTCATTCCTGCTGGACCCACAATTGAATCCATCCAAGATTCAAAAAATAAACGTTCTGCCATATCTGCTGAACATATAATAGAAAGTTGAATGTCATTGTAAGTAACATCGTACGGAAGTTTCAATGTGGGCCCACCACCTCCAGTGTCTTCTGATGTTGCAATTGTGCGACCAGGAAATTCAGCTTTCTCACAACGAAATGAAAATTCATCAATATCTGTTACAGCATTTCTGGTTAAATAAACGCCGAGTAGATCGTTTTCGTCAGTAGATGCTTTATCCCATCCACGCAATACTGCTTTAAATAAGTTGGGACGAACTGGTTTACCAATAGAGGACTTAAAGTTTGAAATGCTGAATGTTGGATTAGTATTTGCCATTTTATGTTCTTCCTATTTGTTTGCGTGAATCTTCCCAAACACGACCTGTGTCTGCTTTTCTGAAAGACTCTGTTGGTAGAAAGATAGCAATGTCCCACTCGTTTACTTGCACTTCTAAGAATTGAGAACGCACATGACTTCTTAAATATTTCTTCAGCATTGGTTTAAAGAACCTGTACTTAGATGCAGATTGTAGAATAGAGTATGAAATTTTGACTTTTGTTGTGTCATCATATTTTTTGTTTGTTAGTGTGGAATACAATGCATTCATTAATTTAGCACGTAGGACTGGTGGCAAGTAATGAAAGTTGATTCCTAAGAATCCATCAGAGTCCATTCTCACAGGAAAGATTAACGGAAATGTGTCGTAGTATGGTAGATCGTTTTTCGTTTTCGGATCATACTTGAATGCGTACATGTATCCAAATTCCATTGACGAAACTTTTCTGGCTTCATCTGTTCTTTTCTCAAAGACTCCAGGAGTTATGTTTGACATTAATTTGCCTGCGGCTGACCTGTACCATTCCCTGGCTGCAACTGTTCTTGCAGGAATGATGCCTTGTCTAGCGCCTTGAATGAGTATGTTATCAAATATCATACTTCTATTTATCTCAAATCTTTGTCGGTTATGATTTTAAATTCCCAGTTTCTCTCAATTGAGTACTTTGTGGCTGCTTCCCACTTTGCTTGATTGACGCCCCATGTCATTACTTCATTGATGAACCTTCTAGTTGGTTTACCATTTGGTGTGTTTTTTCTAACGGGTGGACGTGTTTGTATGTCTGGCTTGACTTCAATCAGCACAGATTTGATATCACCGTGCTTATCTTTGTATTTCATCCAAAAGTCAACAAAATATCTATGATATCTATTGTCAACGGGAGACACATACGGCACGACAACTTCTTCAGAAGACCATTCAAGTATAGATGAAGTCTCATCACAGTAGACCATGAATCTACGTTCCAACAAACTACGATACGTAATATTTGTTGGGTTACCTTTGTACTTTTGATAGTTTTTAGGTTTAAATTTACCTTTGTATGACATAAATAGAATATACTTTAAAGTTTAAATAGGAGTAATAATGGCAACAGATGCTATATTTGGCATTCCACAAGGCATCGCATCATATCCATCAACTGGTAGTTTAGTTTTTGGTTCCGATTATGGAAATCAAGATTTTGTTGTGCCGATGGCTAAATTCAAATTTTATGACACTAAAGGTGTTTCTTTATCTGGATCCAGCGCACCAATTATTTATGTGCGGCTTGGAGGCACTTTTAATTCTACGTTAAGTAATGGTTATCAAGAAGCACAGGGCATCATGGGAAGTCCAACTGGCACAAGCATATTTGAAGGAGAAGCGGGTAAGGCATTAGGCAGATTGGGATCATCATTCATTGAAGGTATTCAGAGACAAATTGTACAGGGTGTTGCTGGTGCGACAGGGTATGTTGCGAGTGCTGGTCAATCAGGAAAAACTCAAGTTGAATTTTTACAAAGAGTGATGTTGAATAACTTTCAGCAATTAATTTATCAGGGTCCAACGTTTAGACGATTTCAATTGCCATTTGCTATGAAACCTCACAGTCAAAATGAAGCAGAAACTATGTTGTCTATTATTTCATCATTTCGGGTTGCGTCATCACCTAGAACAGGAACAGAAACGGGCACGATTGACAATACGATTGATATGCTCGGAAGAAGAGCAGATCCAAACAACTTGTTGAAAAGTGGAGATGAAGTACAACCAGATCCAGCCACCTATGAATCTACAGGTGGCAAAGATAGTCCGGAGTATCAAGAAGCACTAAGACAATTTTTAAATAGAATATCAGTATTGACCGACAAAGACGAAGCCTCGGCAGATACAATTGTTCAAAATAGCGGACAAGTTTTTACGTTTGGTTATCCAGACATGTGTAAATTTGAATTAATTCTTCATAAAAAAGGTTTAGGAACTGGAGTTGATGATGCTTTTGTCACGCTATTCAGGTCGGAGTTTTGTATGATTGAAACTGTATCAGTAGATTATGGCGCACAAAACAAAATGACGTTCTTTGATGGCAAAAATAACAACACCCAATATTTTCCAACAGATGTTAACTTAACAATCTCATTAAGAGAGTCTGTTCTTATTACTGCACCTAAGGCTTCGCAACAATATCTAAGCGGAACG